GGCTGAAGCCCGCCTGTTTCAGAAGATCGGGCGCGACGGCCACAAATGGCGCTTTGAGCCGCGCCGCATCCCGAATAAGAAGGCGCAGAACCAATGACGGCCCGCGTGACAAACCATGCGGCCAAAAGGACAAAAGAACGTCTTGGAATACCTAAGCGCATATCTGAGAAGAACGCTGAGAAAGCCCTTCAGTTTGGTATTCGACACAGTGAAACAAGCGGAGGGCTACACCGGTACATTTCTTCCTTGTACTGGAAACAGCAGACAGCAAACAATGTGCGGATTTACTGCGGCAACGTCTACATATTCCATGATGAAACACTCATAACCGTTTTCCCGCTGCCCCAGAAGTACCGGAAAACTGCGGAACAGATCAGGAGGAAGCTGCATGAGAGTTAAACAGTTCAAAGGCAAGGTCTATGGTGCTGACCTGACCGCGAAAGAGCGTAAGGCAATGGAACTGGAAATCAACCGGCAGATTGCAGAGGCTGACCGGCAGCACACCAACGACTTTGACGCTATGGTGCTGTACGTGCTGCATACTCATCTGGGCTTCGGCAAGAAGCGCCTGCGCCGTTTCTATGACGCCTTCAGCGTCGAACACGATAAACTGATTGAACACTACGAAATGCCCGACGGCGGCGCTTGGCTGGCCGATATGAAGCTGAAGGAGATCGGCGTTGACGTTGCGGCATGGAACAAGGAGAGCAAATGAATGTACACGTATCTGTGTTGTAGCAACTGCGGCAAACGCCGCCGGTTGTCTAATAAGAGGGTGCAGTACGCCGTGAACGCCGTCAAGCAGGGCTGGAACAGCTACGGTGCGGCGCTCTACTGCCCGGAGTGTTCCCGCACGTGGTACGACAGGAACACAAAGCCGCTGGCCGGTGAGAACAACACCTTCATGGTAATTATGAATCAGATACTGCGGGAGAAGGAGGCTACACGACGATGAGCTATGACGTGAGCTTCAAGGCGAAGCTGGAAGGTGTGGAACAGTGGGTGTACGTGGGTGCCGACTGGATCAATCACACTTCCAACACCGCCGCAATGATTAAGGAAGTCTGCGGCTCCTACCCGTCCGAATGGGACGGCAAGAAGTGTGCGGATATGTACCCGGTACTCGCTCAGGGTATTGAAACACTGCGGCAAAGCCCGCAGCGCTTCAGACAGTTTGAGCCTGATAACAAATGGGGTACGGTGGAATCCACCATTGAATTCCTTATAAAGATTGCCGATAACTGCCGCGACTATCCTACCGCCGTCATTGAGGTAAGTTCGTAGGAGGCCGCAGCTATGGCAAATCACAACCCACGCAGAAACAGTGAGGGCTATTCAGATCCTACGGCGTATCTGGGCCTGAAGTCCATCATTGAAGAAGAAAATGCCCTTGAGCGGGAGGTAAACACTCTCATTAAGGTGCTGAAGTACATCATCAGAAACAGCGGCTTTGAGCTGGTAAGCCGCATTGAGATCCGGGACAAAAAGACAGGGAGGGTATTCAGGTGACGGACGGTGAAAAAGCAATCATGGAGCGGGCCTTTGCTCATTACGGCAAAGAAACGCAGATTGTGGTCTGCATTGAAGAGCTATCTGAGCTTATCAAGGAGCTAACTAAACACTTGCGCGGGAATCCCTCTCTTGCCGGTCTGACCGAAGAGGCCGCTGACGTAAGTATCGTGCTTGATGAAATCATGCTGATTTTCAATATCCGGCCCGGTGTTGAAAGCGTCCGACGGGAAAAGCTCAAGCGGCTGCTGTGCCGGATCGACAATGAAAAGCTACACGCGGCACAGGAGCAACCGCTATGAAATACGATAGACAAATCATTATCTCAACCGGCAACAGCCGCCGTGATCTGATATGGAAGCAGACAACGCTGACCGTATCTGAGCTGTACACACGCCTGTCTACGCCCGTCAGAGGCACGGAAACCCTGCAAGAGTACCTTCACATGAAGAAGGCGCAGCAGGATGACCTGAAGGACGTGGGCGGCTTTGTGGGCGGCTCTCTGAACGGGCAGCGCCGCAAGGCAAACAACATGGTAGGCCGTGACATTATCACCCTCGATTTTGATAACGTCCCCGGCTGGCAGACGGATCTTGTGGTAGAGAAAATGGACGCGCTGGATTGCAGCTACTGCATTTACTCCACCCGCAAGCATACGCCCGGTGCGCCCCGCCTGCGCGTTGTGGTGCCTTTTGACCGGACCGTGACGCCTGACGAATATGAGCCTTGCGCCCGCCGTGTGGCGGCCCATATCGGTATTGCAATGGCCGACCCGACCACCTTTGAAACGTGCCGCCTCATGTACTGGCCTTCTTGCTGCTCCGATAGTGAGTACGTCTATAAGGTCAAGGACGCCCCGCAGATCTCTGCGGACTTCCTGCTGGGTACATACGTTGACTGGCACAACTTCTTGAGCTGGCCGCAGG